TGACTAGCTAATTCCCGTTTTCGGGCTTTAGATAGCACCCTTCTCTATAGAAGGGCCCCCAACCGCGCTTCAGGCGACTTCGCCGCGCAAGCGTGTGGATCCCAGGCTTTGGTCCCCGTGGTCCAGAGTTTAAGCTCCAGAGCACAGCTCCCCAGCCGTCAGCGCCTGTCGTGTTGACAGGCTTGACGACATAGCCAAACACCTCATCCATGTGGGTATCGCGGTTGAACCGCATATTAAACCCCATGGACAAGTTGTAGGCCATCGGACTCAACGATCTGAACCAGCCGATTACTCGGCCTTGGTACCTTTCGTGAAGCTCTTGGGAGCGCTCCACAAATCCCCTTGGGGGGGGTACAAAGTGCCCAACGTAAGGTAGATTGCCGTATAGGCCTTCTACCAAATATTGGACATATAGGGCCAGTCGTTTATAACCAGCCACATACGCGGAGTTACTTAACTCGACGTATGACGCCAGTTGACCTGGATCCCAGCGTGCAGAACGATTCCATACTGTCCGTAAACGGATAGGTGTGACATCGACGCCTGCATAAGCGTCGCACCCGCAGGATTCTCTAAAGAATCCCTCAGTGCAGCACTTCGAGAGATTGAACGCAAGTCCAAACTTCTCAAGTTGCTCCATTATTACGAGATAGTCTTCCTCGTAACATATGATATCGTCCCCGTACACCCAGACTCGGCCGCGAGCTACTTGCGGCTTCATCTGACGATGTACAACGAGGGCACTAACGGCCAGTGCATAGAAGCAAAGAGCCTCTACGGGAAAGCAAACTGCTGATCCCATAGGAGCAAACTTCGCCATCTCCACTAACCGTCCGTCAGGAAGACGGGTGTGCGTCGACCTCGAAGCGAACAAATAAGAGAACCATGCGGTTCCCCCAAATAATTCGCAAACGAGATCGAGCGACACCCTATCTGATGCGTCCTTCATGTCGAGCGTAGCTAGGCCTGCACCTTTCGATGCACGCATAGCCAGACGTCGATTCACACTCTGGTCCAGGAAGTTAACCTGGCCTTTGGTGAATCTATGATTCTCCAGGATGTCATACAGCTTGCGCTGCTGACCCTGTTGAATCCACTGGTATTCCAGTGGCTCACATGAGATCAAACGAGGTCCCCTACTGTCTTTCGGTACTAACACGACTTTCGCCGTGCCAAATACCTCAACATTCAGGGTTTCCTCGTAGGTGGCGTACTGGTCACACGTCTGTCCCAATAAGCTGAAGTACTCCGTGTAGGGGTACCAGGCGTCAAGGGCGGCGTATATTCGCGAGAATCTTGCTTTCGCAGGACCTCGCTCACCAGTAGCGACAGCACCCGGGCCGTGCCTGGGGATAATATCCCTAGGGTCAGACCCCCCAAGAACGCGAGTGATAAACTTGCGTGCTTGCTTGATAACCGCATCGTTCGGATCAATTCGGAGCGTTTTAAGCTCCTTTTCGATCGCGACGAATGAATCGATGACTTTGGTTTCGTCATCTTTGTCATACGGCAGCTCCAGTTTGTACAAGAAGTACAACAACTGACGGAGGTGCCTGATTGCATCGGTGTTTGTGGACCGGAATTGCTTCCGACCACATGTACCGTGTCCGTACTCGCTTATCTCGGGTCCCTCCATCCACGTTGTGGTGGGGGTCCCGGAATGGTGATTTAAATCACACAGCGGTACCATACAATCCACCTCATCAAACACACGTTTGAATAACCAGCCGAATAACTTCGGAACGTGGCTAAGCGCATGAGGGTTCTTTTGGAACCATAATGCCTGAAACGCGGTTCGAGGATTTGGACTAGCTAAGCATCTGTCAAGATGCTTACCTAACTGAGGAAGCGACTTCGTCAAAAACGATAGTCCTTCTTTTGCAAGCCGAGACTGGATATAATTCCAGTCAAGACCAGGCTCAGAGTCGACATAGCAATCAGCTATATCATCAAGTAGTCGCTTATACAGAGCTGTATATACAACTAGGCTATTCTTAGTTCCCATATGGTGTAACTATCCTAGCCAACTGTCTATGCGGACCACTCAATGGTCGCCAGGCGCCTGTACATGGGTTTTATCCCAAGACAAGTGCCGAGTCACATGACGTCGCTGCCGATTAGCCTATTTCTAGGCTTCTCCGTTAAGGAGTCGGACAGCAGTATCGTCTTCTGAATCCCACACAGCGTTGATGCCTGCCGCAGTCCGTCCATAAAGGACGAAAGCTGCGAGCATGCGCTGCATGAGCAGAACGTCGTCATCAGTGAAGAGCGGCGAATTGGGATTCGCCGTCACCTGATAAACAGACAATGTAACGGACTTGCCAGTCTCCGGGTCGACTCGACTTACGTCAAGTCTACGGAGTTCACGGCTCGTCACGAAGGGAGCGTTCTCCTTTGTCTCGCTATGAGACAAAGTGAGGTTCACTTGGTCAAGTGGAGTGCCTGAAAAGGCATTCACGTTGATCGCCCTTCGTTTTGACACCTTATCTCCGACACTCAGAGTGTGGAACTCCAGATTGGGGTAGTTAACCTCATTAGGAGACACATCCGGGTTAGCGGTGGTAGGGATGCCTAGGTAGAGTGGGTCTGACAACATAGTATGTTGGACTCTTTCTATCTTGTACGTTGGCGCGGATTTATCGTCGGAATGACGATCTATCTGCTCTCAGGTCACGATCTGAAGACAGGGCAACAGGCCCGCTTCGTCAATTGACCCCAATGTGCGTTCAGGTACAGTATGAACACTAATTCACTCGGGCACGCTTAATATAGCGGCCGGCGATATAGTGCCTGTACTTCGGTCGAGACTTCTGTCCCACAATGCACGCGCCTATTATGACGCGGTTAGCCTTGAGGAACGTCTTTCTCAACGAAGATTCCAATGAACGCCTATCAACTGTCAGATGCGCAGGAAACTGACGTTTCCGCGCATACTGGTGGTGTACGCCTTGCAACAACTTAACGTTGTCGTAGTGGTGCCAGCACTCGCGAGTGAAACCACTCTTGAGTATATGCGGCCCATCAAACGTGGCGTATCCGACGTAATCAGTGTCGCGAATAAGCGTTTCCGCCCAATCGCTAACGATCACGTCAACGGGGTACCAGTTGGGCTTCAAGTTCTTATGAAGCCATCCGCCGACATCGACGAACCAGTCAATCATGAAGCTAAACGGGACTCTGTCCCATAGAGCTGCCGGGTCCAAAAGCCCGAGCCGATCAACTGCCTTCTTGATTCTGGCCATCAACCCGTGGAGTTCGGGAGCAACGAAGTAATACTTCGCGCACATATATAAGCGCGTAACGCCTACTGTGTAGACCATGCGAAGATTCGCATTACAACCTTCTTCTTGAAGGTTGAAAGACCGCTCATAAGTCTGTCCCTCCGCTACCACTTTTGGTGGATCGCGATAGGTATAGAACTTGGTGATCGATCCGTCATTATCCAGTATACCGCCCCACTTCAAGACAATCTGGATGAACTCCTGAATGTCCTTTAGTGAAGGTAGCAACCCGAATTGGACGGCCAGATGTCCCGACATTGCTTCTCGCCAAGGTAGGTCCAACAATACGTTGGACTTGTACTTAAGCTTACGCAACGCCAGAACGGCCTCCATTCCGGACAAGATCAGCTTTGGGAGCTGAACTAAGTCCTGACTGAGCATCCAAATCGAGAAATTCGTATCAAACGGATTTCTCTCAATTGGAATTCTAGTCGTGAACGGACTCGCTAATCGGTCATACAACTTCCTACTTGTGCCGATTGTACCCTCAGGCTGGCGAACGCCAGTAGAGGATGCTTTTTGCAACAAGTACTCGACGTTGAAAACGCCGTAGCTCGTACCATCACGCTGAATGCATATCGATGGACCGTACCCGATCTCAGCGTTAGCCGAGATCGGTCCGTATTCATCTTCCCCGTCCGAGAAGGACAGGGTACCATGCGATCCAGTCGATCTGATCATGTCCTGCATATGAGGAAATGTCCTTGCCTTGTAGTCCCACCGCACAGTCCCGTTATTCTCGAAGAACGCCCATTTAGGGCGATCCTGAAGAGGTGGCGGATCTGGCGGGTCAGGACGGAATGCTTGTGCATCCTCATCCCAACGGAAGATTACATTACTGTAACCTCTCCAGGTATACTCGGTAGGAAACGACGGAGATGTATAATAGCGCATTGCTGTG